ATCAAACAGACCAACGCACATCACTATAACCATCGATAGCAAGATGATACAGAGCGTCACACTCACCATCATAATTACAATGAATAGCGTCTTTTCTTTCACTTGTTGCTAGGGTCAGCCTTAACCGCACCACCCAGACCCAGCGCAGCCGCTACGCCCTGCGCCAGCAATTGGTACTGTGGCGGGACCAGCGGGATGCCAACCGCAAACAGCACTCCCAGACCTGCCAGTGTTGATGGTTCTCCGAAACGCTTTTTAAGCCAACCCATGTCAATCTCCTTATTTGATATTTCCACCCACAGGGTATTGCACTCCAACCGGCGCATCCGTCACGATTTTAGATCCTGGCTTGATATGCCCATTGTCAAAAGGTGACTCATTGATTGGCCCGTAGCAGTTAGCCAGCGTCACTCCATTGACGGGTTTTAGTTGCAACGTGCAAGGCATCGACCACATATTGCTCATCTGGTCATCTTTAGTTAGCGTGAACGTCCTTGAAACCAACGGTGCTACCGCCCATGACGGTGCTTGCGGGAGGCTTGTGACTGCGCCAAACAATGACCAGACCTTGCCTTCAGGTGCTTTGCAGCCGCTTTTCATCAGCGCACCGTTGCCAATAGATACCCCAACAACCACTGGGCAGACTGCCATTCCTTCCAAAAACTTCCTGCCGCCAATGCTTATGGCGTTGCCAGTTGGAACAGCACCAGACGCAGCACAAAGGGCATAAACCCCTTCACAGAAAATCAGATCAGCAGCGGAGGCATTGAAAGAAAGAAGCAGAAGCCAAAGAAGTTTCATTTTTATACCTTTGTGACCAAGTGAATAAGCAAAAGAATAATCGCCCCAGCAGACGCAATACCAATCTCCTCAATGCGCTTCAATCTGGCATTGCAAGCCCTCATCTCCACTTGAATAGCTTGATACCGCAACTCGCACTTGTCGATGTGGCTTTCAATCTTTATATCCACTTCATTGACTGTCGTCATTTTGCGGCGTTTTTTGTCAGGAATGCAATGAGCCAGATCATTTCGGTTCCAGTGCTGCTACTTCTGCAAGGTAGGTGGCCTCATCAATGAACTCAGCAACAAGACCTTGCTCTGTGAGCATCGCTACAATAGTTTCTTGGCTCATGCCTTGCCAAGCAGCGTACCCACCATTAAGTCTGGCAAAGAATTTCATCTCACTCTCCTTGCTGAAAGGCGGCAATATGTATAGGGAGTTGCAATTGAGTACGAAGCAGCAATCTTGCCGTAAACAGTAGATGTTGCCGACAAGGAAACCCTGTATGCAGGAATAACACCAAAATTCTCACTAGAAGCCGCAGTTGGGTTAGAGACATATGTCCAATTGCTACCATATACGCGGTCAGTTTGAGTAGCACCGGAATATAAAGAAACCATAATAATATTTGTGGTGACTGTTGCACCGTTGGAACTTAGATAAGCAAAAAATGTTACATCCCAATCACCAGCGGTTAAGGAAATGGTAGTTATGTTTCCGGGAGTGCCACCAGATGTTGGGTAATTAATAGGCCCAACAACGCTTTCAACATATTCCCCCACATACCCAGCCGTAGCAGAGTTGTTCGTCGTTGTGCCAAAAATAGTTGTATTGCCGGTAGTGTTCAAAGTTGTTGCGGTTAAGTTTGCACCGGTCAACGTGACATTACCCAGACTAGTAGTCGTATTACCAAGGAACACAGTCGTGTTACCCAAAGTAACGCCCGTGTTAAAGTTTTGATCCAACTGGACTAAGGGAATAGCCGTAGTTGCATTTGCAAAAGTGTTTGGTACAGTCATGTTAGAACCTCGCTCTTAGTTCGTGTTCGTATAGGAACCCGTTGATTGTAAAGTTTGGATAGGTACTGGTAACGGTCATTCCCAGATACTTACCCCATTGCTCTGCATCAGTTTTGAATAATTGATATGAACTGCTTGGAATCCATCCAATCACAGCAGATGAATTGTTTGTCCAAGAAATAGTAGTACCCGATAAATTTATCCAAGTCGTAAAATTGTTCAGAGGATAAGTAGGGGTAGTTCCGTTGGATGTATTCTCACTATCAACGGTTATATTCATTGATGCTGAATTATTGATGGTTGCTTCAATAGCCACCTTCAATGCTTGCTTGTCCCTGATGGGATCACCCATAGGATTCAAAGAAGTCTGAACAATGCTGCTTGTATTGGCAGTTGTGTTTCCATACAACTTATATAGAACATTGCTGTCAGTCCCATACATATTAATAACGCCACCAATAGGAACGGACGTAACGTACTTGAGTGAGTCTCCCTGACTTGTGAAGAACCACTTTTTCTCAAAGAAGACTGCCTGGACATACCTTGTGCTTCCGTAATAACTTTGTCTAAAATTGAACGCAGCGCACAGGATGTTATTCACCAGTACCTGACCACCGCTCACAGGATAGGTGAAGTCAATAGTAGGGAACACGCCATCCAATGCGTCTGAGATCTTGCTGGTAGTAGATCCAACCAGAGCATAGATCCCATAGTCGTTCATAAACAAAATAGAACGGAAGTACGGATAGATTGCATCCTTACGCTTGCTACCAATGGATGCGCTGACGTTTGTATTGGTGAATAGGGTTACGCCGGATGAATTAACCCTAACGTCTGAAAATACGTTGATGCTATCTTCACCAAAGACGTACAGGAAGTTATTAGCCGATACAATCTGCTGAATAAAGTTGTGCAGGGTGGAATCGGTAATGGTCAACGTACCGGCAGATACGCTGGTAAAGTCGCTGTAGCTTCCAGCCGCTGAATAGGCCACAGAACGACCAAAAGCTATCCAAACACGACCTGAAAACGAAGAAATACCGACGTTTGAAAACTGGTTGATGACCGCTGTAGCGTTGGCATTAGATCCACCACCGCCCGTAATGGTCACGCTGATATTGGCAGTATTGGTGTATCCAGATCCATAATTGGTCATTATGACTTGCTGAACCTGACCACCGCTGACAACGGGAGTTCCAGCAGCCGCACTACCCCCGCCTCCAGATACGGTCACAACGGTATTAGCGGCATTGGTATAGCCAGTACCACCGTTATTTATGACTACCTGAACCGTACCAGTAGCAAAGGTCACATAACTGGCTATGGCAGTAGCATTAGCACCGCCACCACCAGACAAGGTAACCGCAGGAGCCGTTGTGTACCCCGTACCGGCATTGGTCAGGTAGATAGAACTAACCGCATTGGCAGTAATGGAGGCTGTAGCTTGTGCCTGAACGCCATTAGCGTTGTTGGGTACGCCAATCGTTACCGTAGGTGCGCTGGTATAACCGCTTCCCGCATTGGTAATGGCAATCACCCCAACAGATCCTACGGAGATGAGATTAGTACCGTCCCAAGTGTAGTAACCCTTGGCTGGATCAATAAACAGCAGACGTTCATCTTTCCATTGGGTAACTTCTACCCCAGAACTGGAGAACGTACCTGCTACCGCAACATTGCCAAGCAGATTGTTGGTAGCGTCAAAATACTGAACACTTCCATCATCCTGTGCAGCAATGACGTAGTTGTTATTGTTGATGTTGTAGGAATTGAGGTAGTTGACGTTGTTGCTGAACGTAACTGCCGCATTACCGGAGGTGTAGACCGCATTCCGGTAGTTTGTAACCTTGAGGTTGGCATACCCGACAGGCATGGCATTTTCTAGCCACGCAAATTCATTCTGCTCAATAGCAGTACGGTTGGCCTTGGTATTGACCCCTTTGAACTCTTTGACAACCAGGTATGATTTCTTTTGTTCTGTAGCTGCCATGTCAGTAAGGAGTGCTGTAGGGGTTAGGCATCCTTCTCGTGAAAGTAGTATTAATTACTGACTGCGCTTGTTTCTGATATTCCTGCTTGAATATCTCAGCCTCACCATACGACTGCTCTTTGTACTTGGCCTTGTAGCAAGCATAGAACGCCACAGGAGCAGTCCAAGGATCAGGGATGGTATCTACCTGAGTGCTAGTCGTTAATGCAGACGGAAGGATGACCGTATCCAGTTCCATCACATAAACCTGATCTGGTACAGGTCCAACATAGAACTGGGTAGGACCATACATGGAGAACGCTATGGGCCTACCGTAATAGTTCTGCCAGAAACGCAGTTCCGAGTTGAATTGCGTCCAGGGCATATAGCGCAATGGGACGCGAGTATTACCCCAGATAATATTGATGTTCAGGATATCCATAGTCAATGCCGCT